GTATAACCATCCATCACCACTTGTTACACTACCGTTACCATACCTATTTGCATAAACATAATTAGCAAGCTTTTCTGGTTGGTGAGCATATTGTTCTGCTATACCAACATAAGGAAACAATTTTGGCCAAGTTCTCATTAAACTTTGTGGACCATAATTTAAATTTTCTTTTAATGTTGTAAACTCAATCGACTCAACTGCACATTGCGCTAAAAAACCAGCAATTCTATTCTTTGTATTAATATCATATTTTGGTAATAAGTCATTTAACACCGAACACAAAGAATTTAATGTTGTGTTATGTGGCAGTATCTTTTCTAGTTGATCTACTGTTATCATTTTTTTCTATCTTAATCCAACCGTCATCAGAAAATTCAAAAGTTCTTCTATTCTTTACACTAACAAATGTGTTGTGAAACTCCACTCTAATCCAATCAGCAAGAGATACATTATCCAAACCTTGCACTCTTAAAAATAACACATTTGCCGCTTCTACCACTTCTGCTTCTAATCCAAATTTCTCTTTTATTTTTTTTTGTATGTCAATCACTTAGGTGCCTTACGAGTGGCCATTCCCATTAAAATTGGACTGCGTTTCTTTTTTCTATTAACTGCAGAAGCACTTGCTGGATCGGTAGAAGATGCAACACCTGTTACATTGGTTGGTCCAGCAGATACGGCTCCAGCACCCATACCATCTTCTTTTATAAATTCTTTAAATGATTTCATAGTTTCCTTAATATCTCTGCGATATTCATATCAACCGGTATATCGGTTGTGTGAATTGTTTTTCCATTAATACCAGAAATTCTATCTGGCATAATATTCAAATACAACAAAAAAGTTTTTAGAATGTCATAATCTCTTTCGTCTATTCTATAAAATAATATTCTTGCGGTCACTTCAGGACCAAAAACATTATTCAATAGAATGACATGATTCAATATTAATCGTTCTTTAAGAGTTTTCGTGACTTTATATCTACGAAATAACCTTTTCAGGTATTTTGTTCTCTTAATATCGCCTTCAAATTCTGACATAACACAATTTGGTGAAGCATAAGACTTCATTGCATACATCATAAAATTATCTTCATTCAAATCATCAAACATATTATTATTCTTATTATAAAGTCATAATGAAAGAAGTTGTGGCACCGAAGCACCACAACTTGGACTAATTACAGACCAGTATAAGCCTGACCCCAGCTAGTATTACCAGAATTGGTATTCGATGCTGTTGGAGTAGCAAGAACAACTAAAGTTTCTCTTAGGTAACGAACTGCGCCGTCATTATTGGTTTTCTTGGTAATTTTATTCCAACCAGAATTCAAGTTACCAAATGCATAAGCAGTATTTGGATAACCACCGTTAGCAGTATTAGCTAAACGACCATCTGTAACTAGAATTGTATCGGACCATAGATTGGCTTCAACGGTTTTGCTGGTTCCGTAATTTATAGCGGAATCAAATTCAATAGTTGAACCGGAAGCAATAGTTCCAAAAGTATTAGCAGTAAAACTTACTAAATTTCCATTGATTACTGAAACAGTATTATTGGATTTGAAAAACCCTGCGACACCACCAGATGACAAATTAGCTACATAAACATATTGACCGACAGTTACACCAGCAGGTGCAGTTAATCCGGTAAATAGAATTGTATTAGCTTGAGCTGCGGTTAAGTTGGCAGTTGTAGCAAAAGTAACTTCTCTTGTTTGACGCTCAACCGAAAACTTTGGTTTACTGTTGGCGTTGTCGTTATTTCCCCATGCTGGCATTTTATTCTCCTTGATTAGCCTTGGTTATGTTCTTATTTATCTTATTTCTTTTCTTCTTTTTTACCGTCTTTTTTGTCATCCTTCTTCTTATCATCCTTTTTGAAAGGATCAGGCTGACCTGGACGTAACCTCATCATTGGATCAATTTCGATATCATCTCGTTTCTCTCCAGTTAATGTAGTACCACCAGTCATAGTAGCTGCAGCGGCAGGTTTGTTCTCACCAGCACTATCTTTTTCATCGGCTTTATCAAACTTTGGTTTCTTGCCATAGGTTGCGACCGATTTATCTTCTTTTTCATGGTCATATAAATCTTCTTTGACCATTCTTTTACTTTTATACAATGCCTTAATCATACGAGCAGATTTTGACAATTGACGAGTTCTTTCTGAAATACTAGGATCAGTATCAGGTACTTTAGCAATTGCTGCTTGTGGATCCATTACATCTTCTTTATTCAAATGTTTCTCCAAACGGTCAATAGCAGAAGTCATACCAGAACCATCTTTAGATTGTTGTTTCTCAATCTCGTCATGCTTCTTTTTTCTCATTGCTTGATCGTAAGCAAATGTTCCTTTTGGTGCTGGATTAAACATACCAGAGAACTTTTTACGTCCACCTTCTTTTGGTGATTCATTTACTTGAACCGATTCAGGTGTCAAAGCAGGAACTTGTGATCCTTCTTTTTTGATAGGATTGTGGTGCATAATTTCACCAGCAGTTTTGCTTTTCTTTAAATCTTGATGTTTATCAATAATAGGTGACTTTATCGATACTTCTTCAAATGTATGGCTTTGTTTCCATTTTAAATATTGTGCTGATTTAGAATGAGCAATCTTCGTAGGCGTGGAAACATATTTTGGGTTGATACCTTTAGATAAAAGATATTGTTCCAAGGATCCTTCAGATATTTGGCTTTTTGCCGAATACTGCCCCAACTGACCAGCATCTACATTTGCTGGCTTAGCTGGTTCAGTATTCTTTTTAACGACATTAACTTTTCTTGACATATTATACCTTAATTGGAAATCTTACCCAACATTTCAGTTTTAATCTTCTTAAAAGACTGGCGAGCTAAATCTTTTGCACGACTCATTGGTGTATGAACTGCGCCAGATTTATCTTTAACATCTTTTGGCATTTCTTTCCAACCAGGTGTTCCAGCAATAACTTTTTCATCAACTTGTTCTGCTTCTACTAAACCACCTTCTTTGTGTTTGGATTTAAAATCAGTTACTTCTTTGTTACGAACATTTGATTCTTTATTACGAATATTATTTAATTCTGGTTTAACTTCCTCATTACTAACCAATGAGAATGGTGTTGGACCTGTTAACTTATCATCAAGTTTAATATCAACTGGACCAGGATTTGTGGATATTTTTTGTTTTTCTTTAGTGTCTGTACCCTTATCAACTTCTTTAGGAATTTCTTCTTCGCCACTAGTAACTAAATTAACTTTGAAGTTTTTGAATGAATTTAGTTTACCGCCTGCAGTACGACCACTTAACATATCTGTTGTAGTTTTGTGTCCGGCTTTATCTTGGATAACTTCAATATCTTCTTTAATTTCTGGTTTACCACGGAGGAAACGACCAATTTGTGTCATTGTACCTTTAACAGTACCTGGTTTGTGTTTGAGATATGCTTTATCAGCAATATCAGTACCTTTTTTAGGAGAAGAACCAACACGCTTATCTTCAGCATCATTGGTAACAATGGCTTTCATTTTACCTTCATCCAATTCTTCTGTTTCTTCTGCCATTGCTTGTTTAGTAGCAGTAGCATACATTACATTCTTCCAGTTTTTACCGTAGCGTTGTTTGAAATCAGCAGATTTGTCTTTCATAGACATAACAATCTTTTCACGCTTTGATTTCTGTTTGTCAGTCATTTCTTCTTCACCAAGATTATTATCGGTGAAAATTTCTTCTGTACCAGTAGCTTTACCTTCTTTGATAGAAGCTTTGAGTTTTTCAGCAAAAGTTTCATGCATTTTCTTCTCATGACCTTTTACTTCTTTTTTAGCAATGGTTTTTGCTTCTGGTTTAGTAACACAATCGCCTTCCTCTGGAAGTACTTTTTCATTAGATTCATCTAAAATGAATTGTTGTGGTTTTTCAACTGCTGTAACTTCCTCAGTCTTTTCACCAAGTACTTGGTTAACAGCGTCAATCATTGATTGTGATACGAACTTTTTTGCAAACATTTTCTTTTTCTCCTTAACCTACTGGTTTCTTTTTCTTTTTTATTTCAATTCCAATTAAATTGCCCTTATTGTCACCCATTGGTTCTTTATTGGTGGAACCACCAAGTACTCCACCAACACCCATTGAACCGTATTCTGCTGGTGAATCAATAGATTCTTTCTTAATTTTATTTCTAAAATATTTAAAATCCTTTTTCTTCTCATCATAGGAAGAATTTAAAGGATTCGGTGACATTGCACTACTTCCTGGCATAGCCGAACTTGAAGGTTGTGCATTACTAAAATCTTGACTCTCACCCATGGCTTGTCCTAGACCGGCACCTGCTGCAGCACCTTGACCGCCTGCACGGGTATCATAACTCTGTCCTACTCCGTCTGGTCTACCAACACGACCAGCACTTAAAGATGTATTACCACGCTTCTTTACTTTTTCTTTGTCGTTGTCTTTTTGGAAGTTGGGTTCTTTGGGGAGCGGGTTGATTTTGAGCGTTGGGGCGCTTTCGCTGTATGCTCCTGACCATGCTCCGCCTGTGACGCCTTGCTTACCGTTGGGGTCTTTCCTCGGACCGGTGTTGCCTTTGATTTGGTCTTGACCGGAAACGAGGGAACCGGAGTTGTCTGGTGTGATGTCGGCTGGTCCTTTGGCTGATCTAAAGTTGGCGTTGTACTTTCCAACGGTTTTGATCTGAATAGACTTAGAATCTTTTTTAACATCATTTTCCTTAAATAGGTTTATAATTTTTTCGTTAATATCTACTTTGTTGTTTCTTTCGAACCAATCTTCAGCAATATCATTAATTACTTTGGAATCCAAAAATAATTTAGTAGTTAGATATATTTCTGTAATATCTTCTTCTTTAGATTCTATTTTACCTGTATTATCAAACTCAATAAAATTAGTAAAGGATTCTGTGAAATATTTAGTATTTTGTTGTGCCTTCAACCACTTATCCTGACGGATAGATTCTGTCATCATTCTGGATAACTGGGAATTGCGTTCTTGACTAGCTTCATTTGTTGTATTAACAAATATCATCAAAGTTTCATAACCCAATTCTTCAAGTTCTTCTTTGATGTAACCAATACGGTTATTGTCATCGGCAGGTCCATTAATGATTAGTGGACCACGGACTCTGATACCTTCTCTACGGAAATCACTGGTTTTCTCGGATAATTTCTGTTTGTCCGCCAAATACTCACAGGCCTGTACTAGGTTGAGTTCTACAATTTTAGTTTCAGCAATGGCTTCACGGATGATAATATCTTTACCTGAACCAGGTCCACCAGTTACAAAGATGGCTCTAAACTGTCCACGATCCACGGATTCATTCATTCCCATGCCTTTACGAACATCATGCATCAATTCTTTGGCATGAGTATCCGATACATGAGCAGGAACACCTTGACGGAAAGAATGGAAGTCTTTATTCTTAGCATGATCTCTCATCTTGGTACCAGACATACCTTCAGAACCTTCAGCATCAGGATCACGATGACCAGCAGACACCACTTGAATCTTTTTGAAGTTATAATGACCATGTCCTGCTTTTACACCATTATATTTGTGTAATAACTGGTGCATTTCTTTAACACGGTCAGAACCAGCCACCACGGTCAACTTATCGTGACCTTTGGCATGCAACTTAGCAGCATGGTGTAGAATTGTTGGTGCATCTTTTGAAGAATGTTCAAAATGAGTACCTGGTGAATATCGTTTGAGGTGTTTAACCTTCTGTTCACCAGATAATGGGTTCTTTTTAGAATCTTGTGAATGTGATACGACAACAGTATGCTTAGCACCTTGTTTGTCGGCAATTTCACGAACTTTATCGATAAGTTTAAGGTGTCCAGTTGTTGGAGGATTCATACGACCAAAAGCCATCACCACAGGCTTATGTGTGGCTTCTTTTTCTTCGTATATTTCTAAAAATGACTTCATTTTCTTACTTTCAATAGGTTCGCTTTAGCAAATTCTTTACGGTTCACCAATTTGGTTGGTTCACCTGCATGATGTACAACAAATCCTTCTGGATCTGTTCTCTTACTATCTATGTGATGTTCCAAACCACCTTCGTGTTGGTTTAGTACATCAACTAGTTTATTCTTAGCTTGTTGTAGATGATGATGCATTTTTAACAAATTATCATAATCTTTCTTATGTGTATCAATGTGTTTTGTGTGTGAACCCAATTCAGCATCTTTACGACCTTGTGCCATAGGAGTTTTTAACTTAGCAGAAGCCTTTTTATACTTGTCTGTAATATGTTTCTTCAATCCTTCGGCAGAAGGTTTTTCATCAGTACGGACAGTATGATTAATATATGTTGCTAAATGTCCAGCTTCACCACCATGAATTTCTGTGTTTTTGTACATGGTCTTTTTGTTTGCATCATGTATCTTTTGGGCTGCAGCAATATGTTTATGGAATTCATTTTGGTCATCTTCGGAATAATGTACATTCTTTGTATCATGTTCCGGATGCTTCGTCCATACATCTTGGTGCGTTTTGAAATTGTGTAAGTCTGGATGTGGATCCGCTTTCATTGATTCCGCAGTTTTTCCATGATATTGTGTGTGAACTACAATACCCATCTTAGAATCTTTAATCTTTTGACCTTCTTCACCTTTACCTGTGTAGGTAATGGTATTAGGAGTAAATGATACTTTACCACCTTTACCGTGTTTTAGGTCATCATGTGTATACATCAAATCTCCTTGATATACACCAGTTTTAGGTGCAATCTTCTTTAGGTGATTTAATGATGCATGGAGTTTGTCCATAAGACCTGGAGCGTGGCCATGGTTCTTCTTAATATCTTCGTGTGTGTAGTTGATCTTTGGATTCTTATTGAAAGCAGATTTACTTGCTACAAAGAACTTACCCGTTTCTGGATGATGGCCAAACACCAATGATGGAGAACCATCATATTTCATCGTAAGGTGTGTAGATTTACCACCAGACTTAATATGTTCGTGTGCTTGTGTTAATGCATCGTTAGCGTGTTCAAAACCTTTTGCTCCATGGAATAATGGACGATCCTCAGCATGATGAATATGCTTGAGTTTACTACCTTCAGATTCAGCTTCTTCTTTGAGAAAGGTTAAAAACGAATACATTAATTTCCTTCTAGATATGCAACACACTTTGGTTGCCGATTGCTTATTTATACAACATTTAACCTAACGCAACCGAATCGTAGAAAGATTGGGTTAGATACATAGTGCCTAAATTGTTGTATTTAAAACTTCGTTCCTTCAAAATCCAACCAATAATTACTCATTTTACCTTTACCTTCCATCAAATAGAATGGTAAAGTATGAACTAAAGCTCGACTGGAGTTATAGTATAACATAGTTTTAGGTGCCCTGTCAAGAGAAAACGCAAAATGTGTTGTTCCTGTGTCACCACCAATAAATATTTCGGCATCCATAATATGGTAGATATTTTCCATGAAGTCTATGCTATTGGTCCAATCTTCACCAAAGTAAGCAGGTTCTTTCGTACATACCACTTTAATATAATCTTTATATTCTTCCGTACTATATTTCTCAATCAAATGTTGGAGTAGTGTTCTAGGCCAGTTGCGGTATTGATTATATGGAGCATCAAATAATGGGAAGATAACAATTTTCTTCTTCATTGGTTTATCGTTTGATACTTTAACTAAGTCACCAGAAATATCTCTGAAGTCCCAAAGATTAACTCTTTCCCATTGCAAATTATCCTGACTTTGGTGTTCGGAAAACCAATCTGTTTGTTTCTTTAAGAATTCAAAGAACTTTTGACAATAATCATCCTGACTGATTGCACCAGGCATCATGTGAAATTTGATATGTGGTTGTTTGTTGACTTTTCTCAGATGTTCAACAACATTACCCACGGCAATTAAATCACCATTTCGAATACAATCACCAAAGCAACCTTTATGAATGTTTAAAATGGTCAAGTTTTTTCTCCAAATCTTTTGCATGAACTAATTGAGCAAGGCCATTAAGGTAAAAGTGTTTCTCAAATACCTTATTAATGTCCTTACCATTATCCCAAGATACATTATCACCAACACGGAATTCAGGTTTCCAATCTTCTGCTTTCCAAACACAATATAAGGGAATATCACATAAGTCAGCTAGCATACCAATACCGGTGAAGTTGGTGATAAATGGTTTCTTTAGATTCTTTAGAATGTAAGCATTTTCTAACATTGGTCTATCGTAATCAATAAAATTGAATTTATCAAGGTGTGATAGAATGTGCGTTTCTCTACGGTCATCAATCTCACCTACAGCCCAACGGTCACCAACATAGAATTCATCTTTAACTTCAATATCATATTCTGGAGTTTCAACAATAAATTCATCATCAACATCAAATTCCATTTTATAGTGGTCTTTTAACCAATTTTCATAACGACAAGTTTCTATTGGTCGATACTTATCATTCTTATCTTCACGCATTGGCCAAGAACTCAATTGAATCAATTCACCGTACATGAATACTTCATCATCAAATACAACATCGGTAAATAAATCTTGATACATCAAAAATTCTTTGATGCCTTTAAACTTACGCATAGCACTTTTGATAATCAATTCATATTTACCATACTTCTTACTAACACCAGACATTACTGGCATTCCGTTCAGAAAGTCACCTAAATTGGCAGTTCCACTAAGATATATTCTCATTTTACAGTATCATTGTAATTGTTAAACAAAACAAACGAATCATGTCCTAATTGATGGTCAGGAATGATATTCAGATTAAACATTTCTGGTTTCTTCAAAGAAGCCATCAACCATAAGGTTTGGTCATCATCAATCAAGTTCTTTTCTTGTAGTTCTTCCATACTTTCTACAATTAAACGATTGACTTCAGGCCATAGATTCTTATGGCCAACTTGTTTGGCGCCCAAAATATAAACTGTATTATTAAATATTACATCTTCGATTGTTTTATCTTTTGGAAATTCACGATATCCAAACAGTTGAAATTTATCTTCACCAAAGTTATATGTCCACTTCTTACTTGGTGGAATCTTATCTTGTGTACGACAATATCCAAAGTCAATCTGTGCAACATAATCATTACTAATTAAACCGGCATCTAAAGCCCATTTAACAAAGAATGATTTGAGGTACATCAGGTGTACATAATTGGCGTTCCAATATTCTGGATTGACCTGTTGTGAAGGACTAACTTTTCTTTGAAATTCTGTTGTTCTTTGAATATCATGAATCTTTTTCTTCTCACCGTGAAACTGGGCAAGATAATCAAAAGGAATAATCTTTGTCTTATCTTCTTTACCTTTACGCAAAGCAGCAACTCGTTCAACAAAATCTGGATGTGTGTAGATAATCATTTCATTATCTAATTGAGCCATGTAACTGAACCGTTCAAAGTAAGTATCTACGGTACGATGCAAGTAATGTGGGAATCCTTTTTCTGGAGTCCAATCACCACGACCCATATCAAAGAAGAAAGTTACAATACTAATATCATTATTCATAATTTTTCACCAAGTTTTTTAATATATTTTCTTTGAAAGATAGGCAATTCAATATTCAATTTTTGTGTTAATTTAGTATTATCCAAAATGAATTGGTCTTTAATTTCATGACCAGTAGAAATAAATTCACCTGATTCGTAACCTTCAATCAAACTTCTTGCAACGTCACCAATAGGTAAACCATAATTAGAACTCAAATTATATATTCCATGTGGTTGCTGTTGTGCAACACGAGTTAATACTTTACAAACAGACTTAATTGAAATAAAATCTCGTTTGGTTTCAGGACTGATAGAATATAAAATCTTATCAGTATCTTTTAATTGATTCATACAGAAACCCATGAAAGAATTTCTTCCATATTCAAAACCATAAACATTGGACGCTCTCAGTATAGTAACACTTGGCAATCCTATGTGCATTATTAAATCTTCAGTTTTTGCTTTATTGTCGCCATAATAATCTGTAGGAGATAGAGCAGATTCTTCATTGGAGATTTGTAAGTCATCAGTTGTACCATAAACTTTTCTAGTACTCAACATAATATAGTGACATTTATTTTTTTGTGCCAATAGAGCCACTTTTAAATCAATGTCGTTAGATTGTTTACGACTTTCTATTTTGTATTCTGGCATAATAGCACAATTTAAGATACTATTATACTTAGATAAGTCCATTTTGTCAAGATCATTATATGAAACAATGTCTACATTTTTAGTGTGATGGAAGAAAGCCCTACCAATAAAACTATTTTTACCAACAATTAGTGTTCTCATATCCAATAATATTTCTTATAGTTATTAACAATTTCAATATGTTCTGGTTGGTCGTTAACGAATTTATCATAATCATAACCGTCATTTTTGTGGTGATGTGAGTCCGTCATATAAGGATTAATAGTATAATCTTTACCACAAAGGAAGTAATAAACAACCATGTAACAGTCCATATAACCTAATGGGTCATATTGTTGTTGGAAAGTGTTGTGGTTAGTTTTAAACCATTCAATTACTCTATCATAGTTGTTTATGAAGGTTGACACCTTAAAGATGGATCCTCCACCACAACCATATTGATTTGTTAATGGTCTTTTACCAGAAAATTCAGCAATACTATCTATGATGTTTTGTGGAATAATATTACCAATACGAATGTCATGTCCTGCCATTTCCCAGGTATCGTCTAAGGTAATTTGTTTTTTAACCCAAACATCATCTTCCATCATCATAATGTGTGATGTGTCGGTCTGTTCACAAGCGAGTTTGAACCTTTCAAACCATTTTAAAAGTTTCTCTAAGTTATAACTAGGATAACCCACTTTATTGGTATAAAACCTATAGACACAAGAATTGGATATTGCAATATCTTGTAATTCATCAGCAGCATCTGAGGCCAAAAAGTAATAGGTATTGGGATAATGTTTACGAATATTCATTACCATATTTCTGGTTGCTTCCTTTTTTCCGGCCGAAGCAAGGTGGCAAAAAGAAATATCACTCATATTTTACGACAAACATAATTGAATCGGACATACCAGAGATTTCACGAGCATCAATGATTTCATAAACCATACCTTCAGGCACCAATTCTACATATTCATCAGTCCATTCCATTTGAGCAATATCTTCGATAACGAACACACCACCAGGATTTAATTTTGACAAATACAATTTTAAAGATTGTAAATGACTTTCTTTGGTATGTGGACCATCATCGATAATAATATCAAACTTTGGTAAGAAAGAAGAAAACTGCTCAGTATAACCATCAGCATAAAAGACTTTGATTCTTGGAAAAGATTCACAATTTTTAATGGCACCAAAATCAAAAGGATCAACTCCCCAAATTTCAGCCTTTTGGAAATACTCATGAAAAACGGCAAGGCCGCCACCACGATGAACTCCAATTTCTAACAATTTGATTTCTTGGTCTTTATACTTTAGAAATTCTTTATCGTAAAATGCTGTACAATAACGATGATTAAACTCTTTATCTGTACCAAATTCATAATGAGTATCATTACGCCAATTGTTTTCTACCATAATATCAACTAATGTTTTCATCACATCAACCTATCTTTCCATGTTTTTGGTGTTTTATCTGATACAATCTCTAATGGATATGAATAATCAAAAGGTTTAGGTCCTTTCTTTTTAACATATTCCACGGTTTCTTGAATTGCTTTTTCTAATGTTGTTTTTGTTTCATAATCCAACAACACTCTAGCTTTTTCAGCCGAACAAGAAGCATGTTTAACTTCTCTTGGTCGGTCTGGCATATGAATTGCTTCACCTTCAAAACCAATCTCTTTTGCAACTAAATTTGACAATTCTTTAACTGTAATAGTACCTTCATCAGGACCAATGTTGATAATCTCACCAACAATATTAGGATCGAGTGCCATCTTTTCTAGGCAGTTAATACAATCACCGACATAAGAGAAACAACGAGTTTGTAATCCGTCACCGTAAACGATGGCAGGTTTACCTTGTAGATTACGATTAATCATAATACTCATAACATTACGGAATGGGTCATCGTATCTTTGACGAGGACCAACAATGTTATGTGGTACAGCAATGTTCCATTCCATACCATGTGTATCGCAGAGTGCTTTTAATACTTCTTCAGATGCAGCTTTAGCAATACCATATGGGTCTACAGGCATTGGTTGCATATCTTCAGTAAATGGAGTTTGTTGGGCGCCATATCTTGCCATTGAAGTGCAATGTACAAAACGCTTTACATTATTTTGTATTGCAGCTGAAATTGTGGCCACACTCGCTTCAAAGATATTTCGTGTAATGAAACTAGGAGAGAATACAGATAATCCTTCGTGTGCCGTTGCAGCACAATGAATTACAATATCACAACCTTCCATAATGATGGCCATCTTATCAACATCACAACAATCAATAACATATAACTTAGCACCTTTAGGTACATTATCACGATAACCACCAATCAAGGTGTCGTTACCAATGACCTCATGTCCTAATTCTAGCATTCTGTCGGCAAGGTGGCTACCTAGAAACCCTGCGATACCTGTAATAAAGATTTTCATTTAAGTCCTGTAAATAAAATATTGTGATTCATCTTCTTGGCCATATTTCTCTTGGACAAACTTCTTTAAAACTGGTACTCTATCATATTGATGTACAATTGAGTAAGGTTTACCTTGGTATTTTACTAATCCATCTTCAAATGTAGGTTCATCACACAATAAGTTTGGTCTAAAATGTTGAATCTTAGATGGATCCATAATTGTACCTAACTCAGCAGCCCAATCAAATGTAGTGTATCGAATATCAAGGAATGGTTGTGTATTCATCAATACATTGAATACTGCTTGGTCTACAATGGGAATAGGTCTATTAATTGCGTTAGTAAATATGTGGAAAATAACATCTTTAACATATTCAAATTCACCACCAAAAGTGCCAACATTTAATATTTGATTATTTTTAAATTGTTCATACACATAAGGACCATAAGTTTGCATTAGATTCTCATTGCCCCAAGGTTCATCACAATATGCCAAACCTTCAGAAGCAACAATTAATTCAATCTGATTTTCTTCTATTTGTACAAATGGGTCTTTTTGGAAGTAAACATCTTTTACGTCCGTGGTGACAACATAACGATATTCATTTTGATGATTATGTAGATAATCATAGATCGATAAGAATCGTAAAACATGAATTGGTATACCTTGAACCTGCAACATTGGAACAACTTGAACACCTTGTTCTACTAACCAATCTAATGTTTCTTTAGATGCATTACCATAAACTAAAACAACATCATTTGATCCAGCAACTTCTTTTGCTGATAGAACCCAAGGTTTTAGTTGATTGATGCCGTAGTTTGTGAAACCACCAATGATTAAGTTTTTTGACGCCATGGGAAAACTCCATTATATTTTTTATTCATCACTTCATTACCATTAATAAAGAAGTCCGCTGTTACAGAACCTTCACCACCATCAACACGATAATGGGTTGTATATTCGTTTGTACAATCCCACTTTGGAAAGTATTGAGTTACTGCACTAAGAAACACTCTATCTTGACCCCAACCACCATGCCAAGCACTCGCTAATTTTACAGCAATTGATGTCTTTAGGCAATAGGAGTTTGTATCTATGTGATTAATACCGTGATAAGTTTGCCATTTACCAAGAGATTCACAATCATCGTTACAGATAAAATCACCGTCTTTATTGTGTACTTGTCGCAGAGAATAACACCAATCTAAATTACGTTTTTCAATGGTATCAACACAAGTTTGTACATGGTTAGGTGCCAACCAATTATCTTGGTCGAGATACATTACATAATCGGTGTCAACAAGGTGTGTAAAGGCTGCATACACACGGTGACCATAAAATCCTTTGGCACCAACATTGATTGGTAAATTACACAATACAATATTCTTAAATTTTGGATGATCTTTGAATATTCCAATATGATTTTTGACTGCGTAAACATATTCTCCACCATCACAAACAATATAACATTTAGTATCGTATGTTTGGTCTAATACAGATTTAATTGCATCATGTACTTTTGCTGCACCAGTTGTTGGTATAATTACTGTAGCTGTCATATTACCATATCCAAAAAAGTTGATAACCATTGTGTTGTAGTTGTCGACCACTCTTATTCATATAATCAAATATGAATTGTCCTTTACCGGCCAGAACTTGTTGACCATTCTGAATTTCAATCCAATTATCATCAACACCAATCAAAGCACCAGGTTTAAGTGAAGGTGCAATTGTAAGAAGTTCATACAGGTGGTGTAATGCACTTTGTTGTACCACTTGGGGATTATCTCTAGGTGCATCAAAACTATCCAAGTAAAGAAAATCAATTTTTCTATCATTAATTGGCAACAAATCATTCAGTTGTTTTAGTTGAGTAATACTGTCACCTAAAGTAACAACACTATTCTCTGAAGTCATTTTACTTTTGGAATAGTTTACAGATTCTTCGGCAAGGTCTACCGTCCAAAAATATCCACCATGTTCTTTTATATATTTGTCAAACAACAGGCTACTTTGTCCATCACCCTCATAATTATCAAGTTGACGAGCGCAACCAGTTTCTACTATGAAAGGATTTTCTATTGTTTTTAGGTATTCGAATATGTAATCAAATCCACTCTGTCTATGTCCAAGTCTACTTCTCACATCATTATAAAATTGCATAATTTAATCTCTAGTCAGTTTTAATATTTTCTCTATTTGTGCTTCAATTATCGGTTTACGATTAGGCCAATATATGTATTCTTTATCTCCAGTCGAATGTAACTTGGTGAGAAAAGGAACAATCATCTTTTCTAATTCAGCCAATCTGGCTTTATAATCATCTGCCGTTGCAGCAGTTTTATTGATAACTGAATTGTATTCTTCTTCGGATACAGCAGAGAATCCAAAATCATCAACATTATCATATTGTTTTGCCAATTTGTCAAAATCTATTAGTGCCATAATTTATCCTTATTTTGCTATAACATATTTGGCGGAGTTTATTTGTCGAGAACTTGCATATTGAAATACCCATCTTGTAAATGCGTCTGCTTTATCTTTATCGGATAGAAATTTATATAACAATGGAAAAACTGTATTTGTCAATTCTGCACTAAGTTTTGTTATTTCTGGCTCATACCATTCATCCCTATCTTTGGCAGTTTTACCTCTTTTAATAAATTTTTCTCGTAGTGGTTTTTTTTCTTTTCCGAGTTTTATTTTGGCTTTTTTTAATTCGGCTTCAAATTTCATTCCAAAACTACCGTTAGGTTCACACAATTTTAAAATTTGTATTATTTGTCCTTCTCCCAGACCTCCAGCTCTAGCTGACATACCTTTTATTTGAATTTCTCCTCGGAATCCGCCCGCATAATCTCCGGAAGGATCATATCTGAGAAAAACAAAGTCTTTCTTATCAGTATCTAAGTATATTTTAACATCTCTTGCTGCAGCTTTTTGTTTTGAAATTTTTGGGTCTATCCATTTTTGAAATTTTTCTGGTTTAATTCCACCATAAGTCACACTATTGATTGTTTTTTCTTCTGTCAACCTATTAAAATTCACGGGGACTATATGAACTTGACCTTCAGTTTTTTTTAATGATATTGGTAATAAATCTCCACTTGTTATCAAACTCGAAATAATACCATTCAAACCATTCAATCCAACAAAAGTTAAACCTTTTCGGTTATCAACTCTATTTTGAATTTCTTTTTGAGCTTTATCTGAAGCCAAATATATGTCGGCAGGAGACCATTTATTAATATCACCAAAAGGAATTTGACCTTTTGATCCTTCCGCTTTTATGCTTTTTTGGTTTTTATTAGCTTCAGTAAATAATTTTTGTATATTATCCATAATAATATTATCTTGGTGTGCATAAATGATTTTTCGCCAAGAAGAAGTTTTAACGTATGAAAACTTCCTACTAATTTTATCAATTTCTCTAAGTAGTTCTTTAGCAATTAATACTGACGATTTATACCAAGAATCTGCTAATTTTGCACTCTTACCATAAGTTAAAAACTTCTCTATTTCATCAAAAGATGTTTTTCCTGCTATAATGTGTTTGTCAAAAATACTTTTAATTGAAACGCCTTTTGTTAATTTATTTTTTTCCCAATTTTCCTTAAACATTATATAATTGGAATTTTCATCCAAAACTTTATCCATATTAGAAATTCCAACATGATCCACAAGCGCACAAAAAAGTGCTTGAGCGGATTCTGCTAAATCGGTATCTTTACTTGCCATTTTATCTTATAATTTGAATGTCTTTACCTGAAGTCCAGATTTCAAGTTCTGTCCTCAATCTACCCTCAGTCTTGAGAGTTTCGTATCTATTTATAGCTTTATTCCGCCACCATTCAATAACATTACTCAATTCATGTTTTTCATAATTGGGACCAGGAATCAAGGTATCAGTTTTACAGTTCATGTAATCTACTGCGTTATTATACCCAAAATCGGATGTATAATAACGTTTTTTCTCTGTCAACTTTTTGGCGTTCTCAATCGTTAAATTAAAAGCATCACCTTCTGGTGTACCTTTGAGTGCTGCTTTAGTGAGAGCAATAATCTTGGTGAAAGTTCTCAATTTTCTACTTGTACTTGATGTATCACCTTGTAACAAATCTCCAGTAATATTCTCCACATAGTTCTTCAAATCATGGTATCGTTGGCCGTGCATCATTGGTACAATATCAGATTCAGTCAAACCACGGAATCGAATGTAAGGTTTCATACCATCATATTGTGATACTGTCTTGGTTGTTCCATACAAACTGGTAGTTTCAAACAAACACACATTCATACCATATTTCTTGTTACAAATTTCCCTTACAGTATGACTGGTACAGATGGCAGATAGAAGTTTACCACCAAGATAGTTAAATCCAAATGGTTGTGCTGGTACAATTACAAAACCCATAACACAAGCAGCATTGAATCGTTTGGCAGTATCTTCCTGTTGAATCCAGACCTGTCCCAAGAGTTCATTTCTCGGTTTCATATAGATGACTGGTGAACCTAACCGAATGAATCCTAGAATCTTTCCTGAGTTCTTCTCCTTGACTGCCAATTGTATATTTTTACCAACTGGTGATTTATTGATATGAGAACTAGTAATGGCAAGTAATGTTTCAAATTGAGTATTTGGTATTTCACAAACTTCAATATCCATGTCCTTTGGGTGCATGGAGAAATCAGAGAACAAATCATCCTCAGGTGGAAATAAAGAAGATGGCATTTCTGCCACATTCTTCAACTTCTCATCACGCATGTATTCTTCGGTACTTCCAATATTACTAAAATAGTCGTGGAAAGTTTTGGAACAATGTAGTGCTTGTTCTCTAGTTAAAATCATACTTTAAAGCCTTCAAAGGATTTCTTAGGATGTTGAATCTTATTTTGTGAACCAATTCCTTGGTGACCAGCATCAGCAAGACCGGTTTGTGCAGATTGTTCTACATCAAATAGTTTCATTTTTGATCTATCGACACCAATAGTGAATCGTTTATAATAAGAAGGATCATTGTATCGATTCTTCAATTGTTTTACCATCATCTGACCCATCTGTTCCAAATCTTCAGAAGAAATCAAAGCAAACATCAAGTCTGCGGTGGCTGGGAGTCCGAATGATTCACTGGTGTCCTCAAGACCTGGATCGCTGCTTGTAAATCCTGACCGAGTGGTCTGTGTGGCACTAACAATAGGAACATTAAATTCCACCGCAAGTCCTCTAAGTTCTTCAGCAATCGATTTAACATAGGTGTACGAATTAATATTTGCACCAGCCTTAATGCGAGAACTACAACAAATATTGAGGTAATCAATAAAGATAATATCAGGTACAAAAGACCTTTTAAGATTAAGTTCATTTAGTAATGTCCTAAAGTGTGTAACGGAAGCTGAGGCTGTTGGATATTCTTTGATGATAAGTTTACCTGTAGTCTTTTCACGGACTTTGGCAACTTTTCTGTCATACATTTCTTTTGGTAAATCCATCAAATCATCAAGTGTAACATTCAACAAGTTAGCATCAATTCGTTCTGCTATTTTTTCTTCAGCCATTTCAAGTGTGATATACAAAGCGTTTTTACCTTGTACCATAGCGCCCGCTGCCACATGGCACATAAACAAAGATTTACCAACACCCGTACCAGCCAGAGCAATATTGAGAGTCTTAGCTGGTAAACCACCTTTTGTAATCTTGTTGAAACAATCGAGGTCGAAAGGAATTCGCTCCTCTTTTCTATGATAAAAATCATACCGAGCATCAGAGTTTTCAAGATAGTCATGTCCTACTGTGGTATCGAATGAAACTGCCAAGGCATCCGATAATATAGAGGGAATCGCACCTTTGTCATGACCTTTGTCCTTACCATCGAGAATTGAAATAGCCCGTAATACACCATTGTAAATCGCTTTCTCTTGGCAAAACTTTTCGGTTTTGTCAACAAGCCATTGAACCTCGGTTTGTTCTTTGCTATGGTTCTCAATTTCCGTGAGATAAGTTTCACAGTTCTTAATTTCGTCATCTGAAAGATTATTCTTTTCTTTGATGGCAATACTAAGTGCTTCAATCGATGGCGGAGTATTGTAAGTTTCCGTGAATGATGTAATTTCATTGAATATTGTCCTCTCGGTTCTGTCCGAGAAATAATCATCTTTAATAAATGGTAATACTTTTCGTAAATAGTCCTCGTTATAGACCAGATTCTTGAGAATCGCTTGTTCCAGTTTCATCAATTATTTCACTTTCCATGTTTGCCGACATAAGTTCGACAAGTAAATCACCAATATAATTCTTAAATGTATCATCTTTTTCTAGCTTCTTTGGTTTATCTACGGTGGATTCTAACACATCGTAACCAAAAAGTAAATACATCTGTTCATCTTTTTCTTCAAACTTTACCTTACCATATTTGAAAACGGTATCTTTGTAAGGACCCTCAAGGAATTTAATATTAACTCCTTGAGCATCATCTTTAGGGTAAATGAAACAGTAATCAACGCCTTCAACCATTATTCTACTCCGTTTGAAGTAACAATATCATCAAATAGATTTTCGGATCCACCTTGCATAATATCACCGGCAGCAATCTGGTATTTACTTTGTACAAATTCTTGGAACTTTTTGGTTTTCAGAATTGGCATCCAAAAATCAGCAGTATCAGTTTCTTTGATACGATACTTCTTATCTTCTATGACGCCATCCTCGTCCACCTTTGAGTACCAACCATTAGATGGTTTAACAACAAATCCACCATCAAGTGATATATCAAGTAACCCACTCCAGCGGCTAATGCCACCATCATGCCGAACAGTAACAGGTATTTTAGATTTTTCACGGACATATCTCGATTTCTCCACATTAATAATAAAGTTATAACCAATAACCTCAGTACCTTCTTTTTCTTGCTGGCGGCCTATAACGAAAATATTATCGGCTGAATAATATGATCCCGTTCCACCACCAACAATGGCTTTAGGGAACATACCAATTTCCATGTAAGTATGATTTACTACAATCATTGGAATATCTTTAAGATTCAAATGTGGAGTTACCATACGAAATAATGATTTGACTGCCTTGGCTCTCGACATATCACCAACAGTTTTACCTTCTAACGCATCATTAACTTCTTTGATTGATGCCAGATTACCAATCGAATCGACTACAATAATTAAATGTTCACCACGCTCAACTTCATTGAGTTGTTGCATGATATCAATTTTCAGTTTTTCAATATCAGTAATAGGGGTATGTAACACACGATTAGTGTCAATACCAAAGGAATCAAAATAAGACTGCGGCGTTCCAAACTCCGAATCATAGAATAAAAGGGCTGCATCAGGATATTTGTCCAAGTATGATTTGGCCATCAATAATGAAAATGCTGTCTTAAAATGTTTGGATGGACCTGCCCACATTGTAAGACCTGGTGTTAAACCACCATCTAATTTACCGCTTAATGCCACATTGATAATGGGCACCGAGGTTGGAATCATGTCCTTCTGTGTAAAGAACTTTGATTTGGATAGAATAGCTGAATCTTTAATACTACTATTCTTTTTGATTTTATCTAATATACTCATTTATTTTCCTTTTCACGAAATGCTAATTCTG